GGTGCGGCTGCCCCATTCGATTACACATGCTGGCATGCCGTGATGTTTGCACGGCCTGGGCCCCATGTACAGTCCCGCATACGAAGCTCTCGACCCCCGGGTCATATATTTCTGGTGGGTTTGCTCCTAGGCGCTCTAGAAGACTTACGGAGGATGTAGTTTGCCTCCCCTTTTTCTTCTTTTATAGGGGCGACCACGTGTAGTAACTTTACAGAATCCTGCAAGATCTTGTTTAAAAATCTTATGAGTTTCGAACAGCTTCTTAATCTTCTGCTCTATATAAAAGGAAAAGTTAGAATGGACACCTTCAGAGGGGAACCACCTTGGTAGCCAACCTCCAAAGCACCTATGTAGAGCCGACGTCACCGAACCCTCATGCCGCATACCGATTAATCTGGAGACTACTTCAGCATCGTATTTACTGAAGACTAGCTTCCTATTAGGGAAAGCTTCTGAAAAATGGTAACGTGCAGCATGTGACTTAAATATAGCTTTTCCCCCCAACAATGTTAATAAAGCAATGTCTGTGGTAGACCCACAGACAGAGGAAGCGGTTTTCCAATCACGGCAGGCATCTATAACTAGTATTTTACCTTGTGTGTTGATATGTCGCTCAAGAGCATACGGCCAACCAGGAAAGAAGAAGTTAACAAAAGGAACGTAGTGTTGATGTTTTAAGCCATCAGCAATGCACCTACGATATCTCCCCTGGAAGATCGAAATCTCCGTTTTGAGCCTTAAATCCATATGTTTATAAGTTTTAGTAATTTTCCATATCAAATATTCATAAATAATGTCGTTGACATAAGTATTACCCGGCGCGGTAACTACCATATTATAGAACCATTCAATCTGTGCATCTAGACTGAAATTGCTCTTTTTAGGCCACGAAAATGTTTTCAGTACACTTAGAGTTGACCAACCGATTATTCCGCCTTCATATGCACTTCTTTTCAAGAAGTGTGGTTGTAGATCATAATCGGTAGATTTTGATGGAAAGAGGGTTTCTACTACGCTGTCGCTCTTCCAATCTTTATTAGTTTCAGCGATAATAGAATCTAGACGGAAAAGATTTTCGTGCCATTTCAACCACATCAGAGTATCATCTCCTGAAAATACGGCTTCGGCGTGGGCCGAAACTCTGCCTTTACCATACAATTTCTGCAAAATCATCACCCATCTCATATAGTTGACCAAGGTGCCAACTAATGAGGTGAACGGATGCCCAGATGGCAATCCTTTAGTAAATTTATATACGAGACCCGGCGGCAATACTAAGTTTTTATCAACTAAAGACCGATACATTAGGTGAAAATAACGTATCGTGTGGGGATCGTCGCCGTAACAAGATTGAATCAAGGTTAAAGCAGCAAGCACTTCTTCGGAAGACACATCACTATCGAAATGCTTCCAATCGCAACGTGCTTTAAAATCTGCAAAATCATCCAAATCATTAATCCATTTTATTTCATTAGAGCTAAAATTTTTACCTATAAAAAGACAATTCTTATAAAACATTTGTAAATGTGCTGTGAATTCCTGTACTACTAAACAACCAAGTAGAGATAGAACGTGTTCGGGAACCCAAACTGCTCTGGTAGCAAGTGGCTCGGTCCAATCGACTTGTAGTTTACAAATCTTTTCCCGACCGTACAACGCCCACAATCCTTGGTAAGGAAATTCTTTAGTCTTCAGAGTATTAAAAATATGTTCCGCCGCACGTAAAGTAGGCAATGCTGAAGCGTACTTAGACTTGCCAAAGAATAAAGAAGTATAGAAACCAGAGTCTGAATCAGTTTTAATGAGAACTTGACCAAGACAACTAGAATCTGAAGGAAACTTCATCTTAGGCAATTGTAACCATGGGAAACCTTCTTCGCGAAGAACTTGGAGATAGTCATCACAAGTTAATTTAGATGTAGTAGGTTTAGCATATTCTCTAAGTATTGGAAGAGTTGTATCGAAACCAGCAGTTAAGTGAACGCGATTAACGCTGAAATAATTCTCTAAGAGAAAATCGTCATGAATGTACTTAGATTTCCTAATCCAAGAAATGAATTCATTATTAGGAGTAATAGCTTGTGAAGGGTAATAACCTACATAGTTTGGAACACAACCAACTAATGATACAGCTGTGTCATTCTTTGAAAAATATGGATCATTCCAACTACGAGAGGGATCATAGAACATAGAATGTTGCTTTCTAACGAGTCTTAGACCTGAAGAATAAAGACTACGAACGACTACGCTACGAATTCGTCGATGATAATCTTTCCTAAATGAAAAGAAGTTGGTTTTACAAGTGCAATGATACAATCTTCCTAAAAATGCCATAAAGTCCAAAGCTCCAAAGATCTTCCATCGTTCATACTTTTGTAACGCTTCAGAAATGTTACCAACGATTGGTGTCCACCTTAAGCTTTTCCAGTATCTTTGCCTAGAACGATTTCTTTGATATTCGATAAGTCTCCATCCCCGTGAGACTTGTCGTACTTGGGTAAATTTACTTTAACTCGATTAAAGTAATCCTCAAGCGACTTGCCATGTTGCCACTCAGTAAAGCATTCTTTCTTGAAGCTGTCAAGAACCTTTTCTTCGTACATCATCGGAGATAAATAATCCTCGCTATCTAATTCCTCTTGCGACCTAGACGAATCAGCAACGCGGTATCGAACGATATCAAATACTCGATCCATCGGTAAGTTTTCAACAGACAGAGTAAATATGATAGATAGCCAATCTTTAGAACCGTCTTCGTCTTTAAATTCTTCTTGTAAGCGTAGAAGTGTGTTCTGACGAATTCTTAACATCAGTTCTTTAGAATGTTTAGCGACGTTACTTTCCATCGTAGCTTTGCTACGGCGAATTTCGGACACTTTAGCTAGTTTACTCTGAACTCTTTCAAAGTCATCGTTAGAAAGCTTTTCAACAGCCCAGTCTGGGAATTGAACCATATTCGCCCATTCAGAACGACGAACAGCGTACCATTCTTTCAGTTCGAGCGAAATATTGGCTGCTTCAACGATAGCTTCGAAATTAACTTTACCTTCAAATTCTGGGTAGTCTGTAAAGAATTTGTCCATGATGAAACGCCCAAAAGCCGTCCTGCTCTCTTTACGAGTGCGAGCACGTATTGGTTTCATTTCTTCAGGGCCTTCGGTAAAGTCTTTTGAAACTTTGGCGTAGATAATGTTAGGCTTAGGTTGTTCAAAGCGGCCTTCCGGTTCACGGGCTGTGTAATCTGAAGACTTGAAATCCCCCTTGT